CTTGGTTTGTCTGCTGATGAAATCGCAGCTCTCTAAGTAATAACAATCATTAACTACCCCGCTTCGGCGGGGTTTTCTATTTAAGGAGATCAATGGCATACGGCGATGATATTACCGAAGGCATACCCTACGTATTATCCAACCCTGCTGGTGCTACAAACTATTCAGCTACTGGTGTTAATTATGATATGGCTATTGCCGGTCAACCATTCTTTATTGCAGCATCCGATGATTCACCTTATCGTAGAGTAACTGCTAAGTATCGTAAAGAACAGTATGACCAGACCAGAGAAGCTGGTGAGCAATCACTTACTGGTTGGTGGTTTAGATCTCAATCAACATTCCATCTTGGCGCAGGTATTAAATACTTTGAACCAGCACAGGATGAGTCACTTCGTTTCCAGTATACAGAGTCTAAAGGTGTAGATGTCTTTACTAAAGGACAAGTTACCCTACTAAATAGCACTGCTAGTTTTAACTCAGGAGCCGCAGCACCGCAATTAATAGGTGTTAATGATGGCACTAATGATTGTATTATAATTTCTGATGGCACTGCAATAAAGAAGATTACTTCTGCTGCTTCATCTTCTACCTATACTCAAGCAGGTACACCTGCAACTATCTTTAGCATTACAACTAATGGTAAGCAGTACTTCTTTATCAATGGCACTCACGTTCACAGAGGTAACCTTGCTGGTTCAACTAGTGATACTGAAATCTATAACGCTTCCAGTACTACTCGCGGTACTATTCGCTATGTTAAGCAACGTCTTATTGCTGCTATTAACAACAGTATCTATGAGTTAGATCCTAACAACGCCTCTGGCGCTTTACCTACCGCTTTATTTACTCATCCTAATACCTCTTGGGTATGGTCATCTATATCAGAGGGACCTAGTGCTATCTACATATCAGGATATGATCCTAATGGAACATCCTCATCTGTCTTTAAAATTGTCTTAGATGTAACAAATTCTAACTCATTAGGTTTCCCAACTCTTGAAACACCTACAGTTATTATTGATCTACCAGAGGGTGAGCGCATCAATGACTTTGATGTATACCTTGGTACCTATGCAGTCCTTGCAACTAATAAAGGATTTAGAGTAGGCGTATCAGATACTAACGGTAACATCCAGTATGGTCCTTTATTATTTGATCAAGCTGAATGTAACTCAATAGCATTTAGGGATCGTTTTGCTTATATTGCAACCACTATTGATGGTGAAGCAGGACTAGTAAAGGTAGATCTATCTACAACTGTAATAGCTAATAGCCTAGTATTTCCTTGGGCATATGATCTAGTAGCAAGTGGTGTTGCTGCCACATCTAGTCAGGTAGCCTTCTTTGGTAATACAGATAGGGCAGCCTTTACCTCTGGCAATGTTATCTACGCTGAGTCCACTACCGATAAGGTAACAAGTGGCTATCTACAAACAGGTTTCATACGATACAACACATTAGAGAATAAATTATATAAACTACTTAATCCTAGAATAGATACCACAAATGGTGCTATAACTATTAAGTCTATTGATTATGCAGATACTGAATACAACATAGGTGGTTTTGCTCAAGGTGCTGCGACTAGTGAACTAGGTGTGCCTTATCCTAACTCAGCGCAAGAGTATCTTGCTTTTAAATTTACTATGTCCAGATCATCAACTGATGCAACTAAGGGTCCACTATTTACTGGATACCAATTAAAGTCTTTACCTGCTGTACCTCGCCAAAGAATAATCCAATACCCTTTGTTCTGCTATGACCACGAGAGCGATAACTTAGGTGTTGAGGTGGGCTATGAAGGTTCAGCCTATGATCGGTTGAGTCAACTAGAAGCGATAGAGAATGTAGGAGATACCATCAGAGTAGAAGACTTTAGAACTGGTGAGTCATACATTGGATTAATTGAAGAGCTTGACTTTATAAACAGAACCCCAAGTGATAGAAGATTCTCCGGATATGGTGGAATGTTAATCGCTACTGTTAGATTGATATGATAATATGACACCGAACGAATGGGCTGGAATAGCAGTAGCGGTAACTACATTAGTAGGAACACTAGCTGTGACAGTCAGACACCTTGTAAAGCATTACCTATCCGAACTTCGCCCCAATGGTGGCTCAAGTGTCAAGGACCAGGTCAATCGGCTGGAGGAAAAAGTGGAATTTTTAACTGACTTAGTATTGCAGGTATTAAAGAAATAAATGCCAGAGTTAAACGCTAATATCCCACCAATAGATTGTTATGTCAGGGGTAATTTCCTACGCAATCAAGAGGATAGTCACGATAAGTATTTTCCTTGTGTGATCTTTGGAGTAAGTAGCGTACAAAATAGAAGCCCACTATTTCATTTTATGATGGAAGATGGTGGCCTGTGGTGGCGTATGCCTATCAATGCCTTCTGTAAGAAGCCAGGTGTACCTGAAGAAAGTTTATATAACCTAGTATTGTGGAACTCTTTTAGTCCATACATAACAGCTACCAAGTTTAGTAACCTAGCAAACCTAAGTCTTCATTATGTGGACAGGAATAAGACCAAGGTAAATGGTAAGTATCTCTTTACCCTTGACTGGCATAATCCAGACTCTAATAGATTAGATGATGGATACTCAGAGACACCTGATGAACACAAGTGCGGTCACGTTATAGAGCGAGATGATGGCAACTTTGCTATCCAGCCTAACAATAGAATATTTGTTTTTGAACCATCATATACAACTAAGTATGGAGACCCACTAATCCATAGAATAATCAATGATCGCAAGTGGGATGTTGAAGATAAGAAGAAGTGGGTCACTGAAGATTCCAATGCTTTCCACTATGACATAGAGACAAAGAAAGAGAATGAATGAGCGTAGTAGCTATTGCTAAAGCTGAGATAGGTTACACCGAAGAAGGTAGCTCTAATGATACTAAGTACGGCAAGTGGTATGGACTTAACAATAACCCTTGGTGCGCTATGTTTGTATCGTGGTGCTTTGATAGAGCAGGACTAAGCAAGAAGATTGCAGCACAAAATGCAAAAGGATTTGCTTCCTGCGCTGCCGGATTAAAATGGTTTACTGATAAGAATAAAATAATTCCAATAGGTCAGGCTCAGGCTGGAGATATAGTCTTCTTTCAGTTTGATACTGATGCTGAACCAGATCACGTTGGGATAGTTAAGTGGAATAACACCGCCTTGAAATACCTACAAGTAATTGAAGGTAATACAAGTAGTGGTGGTAAAGGTAGCCAAGCAAACGGAGATGGTGTGTATCTTAGGAAACGCTCCTACTCACTAGTAATGGGTGTAGTTCGCCCTTAAAGGATGTATATGAAAGATCTATTAGCAAAATTAAAAGACCCAAAGGCTAAGGCTGCATTTAAGTCTTATCTTCGGGCAGTACTAGCATCGGCAGTAACAATGGGACTAGCTCTCACTGCTGACTTAGCACCAGAACAAGCAATCTTAATAGGGTCCTTAGCAGGACCACTCGCTAAATGGGCAGACAAGACCGAGAAAGAATACGGTCTAGGCACTAAGTAATTAACTTTACTGCGAGGCTATACAGAGGCCACCCTTAACGGGGTGGCTTCTTTTTTTATGCCTATTTACTGGGATCATCTATTGGACAAGGCACAATTACAAGGTTGCCACAGTTAGCACAACTAGCATCTAACATATACCAGGATATCTCATACTCATCAAAGGTAGCTAGGATAGAAAATACTTTAGAGCCACAAGGACAAGCGTGTAGTGGACCAAGGGACCTAAGATCTGTACCAAATTTAGGTGGTAGAGTCTCTGGTAGCTTCTGCTTATTTCTTCGCAGGGTTGGTAGACGGAACATACAGACCGAACAGTCGCAACGCACAAAGCGTTGCCCGTACAGTAATTCGCCTTCGGCTCATATTGTACACATACTCTGCCTAGTAAAAGATGTAATCCAATTTCGCGGCGTGTCGCACTTACATCCTGATACTTGTCAGTGGTTGGTGTTATTATTTACCTAAGATAAAGGAAGGCAATTATGACGGCAATTGTTGGTATACAAGGTAAGGGTTGGGCTGTGCTTGCAGCAGACTCAATGACTACCTATACCGATAGACCTTACATAGCTAAAGGTTACGACAAAATAGTTAAGGTCAACGAGTATTTAATTGCAGTTGCCGGTGATGCACTGGCTGGAGATATTCTTAATAACTTATGGCAACCACCTAAAGTAATTAAGACACAAGATCCTGATAGGTTTGTAATGATCAGGGTATTACCATCTATAAAACAAACACTAACTGAAGCAGGTTATGATCCTGCGCCTAAAACTAAGAACGATGATGACTCAGGTTGGGATGCTTTACTTTGCTTTAATGGAAAGTTATTCCAACTTAGTGATGACTACGGGTATATGCGAGATGACAGAGGTCTGTACGGCATAGGCTCAGGTGGTGGGTTAGCTCTAGGTGCTCTAGTAGCAATGGATGCTGAAACTAAAACCCATACAAAAGCAACGAGTGCTGCAAAGAAGGCTGTCAATATTGCTATAGCATACAACGTATGGTGTGGTGGAACGCCTAGTATCAAAACACAATTTACTAAGTAAGGATAATAAATGAGTGAGATCTATTGGCAATTACAGTGGTATCTATTAGACTTAGAGATGTACAAGTTTATTCTAGAGTGCTTTATTAAATGGGGGCTATAATGTATTTCAAGTTTATGTATCTAATATATAAGACTTCTGCTAAGCAGATAAGAAAAGGTTTAAACAAGCGCTATCCAACTTATGCAGTAGCGCTTAGACAAGGAACTAGTGAGCGATCCTAAAGAATTATTATTAGAGGTTCTGCGAGCTAAGGATGCTGGCAGAGCTAGGTCTAAGCAGACCCAGGTAGGATCCAAAAGGTAAAAAGTA